CATAGGAAACTATATCCTCAAGGTGAAGTTAGCAACGTGCATGCATGGAGAAGTTCATATAAGACACATCAAATAAACAAAAATTTTGATCCATTTATTGAAAAAATATTACAAGCAGTTGATGATGTAAGAAAATCTGATCTAGTTAATTTTTCTAATTTATCAAACATATCATATGATGTTCAAGATTTTTGGGCATTGATGTATGGTGATGGAGATCATACTGTAGAGCATACTCACTTTCCTTTTACATGGGCATTATCATACTATGCATATGCTGATGAGGATTCTTCTCCCATTCAATATAAAACGTTGCGAATCAAACCTAGATCTGGTATGCTATTACTATGGCCAGGTTCTTTGTTTCATTCTGTCCCACATACAAAAGGAAAAAGAATTGCTGTGTCTGCAAACTTAATGGTACGAGACTTTGGCAAGTGATTTTATATGGGTTGAAAAATACAGACCCAAGACAATTGATGATTGTATTCTTCCTGATGGTATCAAGAAAACCTTCAAGGAGTTTCTAAATAAGGGGGAAATACCTAACCTACTATTAGCAGGTCCTCCTGGTATTGGTAAAACAACAGTGGCGAAGGCACTGTGCAACCAACTAGGAGTAGATTGCTATGTTATCAACGGATCAGATGAAGGACGATTCCTTGATACAGTTAGAAACCAAGCTAAAAACTTTGCCTCCACTGTTTCCCTTACGGGAGGCGGGAAGCATAAGGTTATTATCATTGACGAAGCAGACAATACCACACATGATGTTCAGTTACTTCTTCGGGCGAACATCGAATCGTTCTATAACAACTGCAGATTTATATTTACATGTAACTACAAGAACAAAATCATAGAACCTCTACACTCTAGATGTTCTGTGATAGATTTTACTATCACAAAAAATGCCAAACCTCAGATCGCAGCGTCTTTTTTCAAAAGGATCAACAACATCCTCGAACAAGAAGGAGTCAAAGCAGACAACAGAGTTATTGCTGAACTCATCAATAGACACTTCCCCGACTGGAGAAGAGTCCTCAACGAACTCCAACGACATTCTGCATCTGGTTCTATAGATGTTTCCATACTTGCAGATTTTTCTTCAGTAAAGATACAAGAACTTATCAAGTTTCTAAAACATAAAGAGTTTCAAAATGTTAGGAAATGGATAGTTCAGAACCTAGATAACGATCCTAGTGCTATACTGAGGAATGTATATGACTCTATGTACGAGTCGCTTCAACCTAAGTCAATTCCAGAAGCAGTTCTAATTATTGCGAAATACCAATATCAAACTGCTTTTGTTGCTGACCATGAGATAAATCTATTAGCAGCACTAACGGAAATTATGTGCTCATGTGAATTCAAATGACCTTCTTATCTTGTCCACCAGTATATTTTTTACCTGGTACATGGGAGTTGTCTTGTAAAGACCCAATTATCCCACATCTAACACTCAATCCAAATTATACTTTTGGTATATCAATTGCTGTGATTACAGTTTTATTGGCAGCATATGGTGTATACAAAGGATTCTTTGCAAATACAGGATTAAAAGATCCTTGGGACGATCATGAAGATTGATACTCAAGGAATGTCATATGGTAGTGGTAAAGGCACCAAAAGTTTAGAAGAACAACGTGCTGCTATCCCTGATGCTAAACCACACCAAATCAATCTAATATCTGATGCATTGAAGAAGGAATTGAAAGCAATTATCAACGAAGTGTTGGATGAGAGAGAGTATGAAAGAAAACTCAACGGTCCTTATGATATGCCTGAACCAGATTTAGAAATGATGACGGTTGGTCTTGATGATATAAACATAACACCTGCAATGCTTGATGATGCTTATGCTCATCATTTCAATTTCAATAATGTGGGTATAGATACATCAAGCATGATTACTCCAGAACCCGATTTAGATTTATGAAATGTTTAGTGACAGGGGGAGCAGGTTTTATAGGTTCCCACATAGTAGGTAGACTACTACAAAATAATCATCAGGTCGTTGTTATAGACAATGAGTCTTCAGAAGCGAATGATGCTTTCAATTGGTATGAAGACGATGCTGAGAACCATGTTGTTGACATACGTGATTTTGATTCTTGTCGCCCTTTGTTTGAGGGCGTTGATTACGTATTCCATTTAGCAGCACATAGCAGAATACAAATTGCTATGGAAAGACCAACGGAATGTTTAGAAGTAAACTACCTTGGCACATATAATATGCTAGAGTGTGCAAGACAGGCAGGGGTGAGTAGATTTGTAAACTCATCCACATCATCCTCTTATGGTTTATTAAATGAACCACCTTTACAAGAGGATATGAAAACTGATTGTCTCAACCCATACTCTGCAAGCAAAGTAGGAGCAGAAACTTTATGTCAAATGTACTACAGATTGCATGGACTGAGAACTATAACCTTGAGGTACTTCAATGTTTACGGTCCTCGTCAACCTCTAAAAGGGAAATATGCACCAGTTATAGGTCTCTTCGAGGAGCAGAAAAAACGTGGGGAACCCCTTACTATAGTAGGAGATGGTGAACAACGTAGAGATTTTACACACGTATATGATGTAGTTGATGCTAACATCTGTGCGATGATGACAAATTTCTCTGGTATCACAGTGAATATAGGGTCAGGTAAAAATTATTCAGTCAACGAGGTTGCTGCATTTATATCTGATGATACTATAACAATACCTGAGAGACCAGGTGAGGCAAGAGAAACTCTTGCAGACAATTCAAGAGCACAAAAGTTGCTCAGTTGGACACCAAAATGTACTTTGGAGGATTACTTTGATCCCAACACCTATCTTTGAACTTCTCGTACTGATCATTATGGTCGTATGGTTGAACGTTTTATTATCACAACTTGGTTATTATGATAACTCAGAAAAGTCTAAAAACTCCCCTAAGATATCCAGGCGGAAAAAGCAGGGCAGTGACAAAGATTAGTCAATTCTTTCCTGATTTGGTTAATTTTGATGAATATAGGGAACCATTTCTAGGAGGTGGTTCTGTTGCATTGTGGGTAACAAAGCAATTCCCTCACTTAGACATATGGGTCAATGATTTATATGAACCATTGTATAATTTCTGGCATATGTTGCAGACAAATGGTGATGAGATGACAGATAGTTTGAAAAATTATAAAACTACTCACCCAGATCATGATACAGCAAGAGAATTATTTGAAGAATGTAAGAGTAAGGTTGGAGATAGGAGTACAGATGACTTGAATAGGGCAATTGCCTTTTATATCATCAATAAATGTAGTTTTTCTGGTCTATCAGAGGCATCATCCTTTTCAAAACAGGCAAGTGATTCTAATTTTTCGATGAGAGGTATCGAAAGATTGCCAGAATACTCAGAAATTATAAGAAAATGGAGAATAACTAACGTATCATACGAGTTTTTGTTAGGTGGAGAGGACAAATTCATCTACCTAGACCCACCATATGAGATAGGATCGAATTTATATGGTAAAAAGGGAGGTATGCAGAAGTATTTTCATCACACAAACTTCTCAAAAGCATGTTGTGAAGCAAAACATCACATGTGTGTCAGTTATAATTCTTCAAATCTAAACAAACGTAGATTTCACGACTGGAAGGCGGTAGAATACGATCATACATATACAATGAGGTCTACATCAGACTATACGTCTGCACAAAAAAACCGAAAAGAACTTGTACTTACTAATTTCTAATGAGAGAACAACTAATCAGAGCACTACTAGCACATGCACAAGGAGATATTCAAAAGCATGTAGCAAATGTAGAAGTCTATCTCACTAACCCTGCAGGTATTGGAGAACATTCTGATATTACAGAGGCAATAGAGACTGAATTGAACATTATTGCTAAGTATCAAGATCAAATTGATGTCATAAACAAGTACTTCAAGAAGAAAGATGGATCAGGTGAATGATCTTTATGACGATATGGAGAGACTAAACTCTTTATATGAAGAATTATGTTGGGATAATGATGTACATCTTGATATGATTCCCGACTATGACAACAACCGTATTATTATCAAACCTCGTGACAACAAAAACAATTGATTCTTGGATTGAAGAACTTCTAAGCATACCAAATCCCGCATTTGCCAACTTACCACCATGCCCTTATGCAAAAGCAGCATGGGTTGAAGGTAAAGTTATTGTAAAAAAATTTGTAAGTTTCAATCAACTAAAAGAGGATATAAAATTCGTAAAAGATCGTGTAATGATCTTTTATTTCAAAGAAAATGCTTTACCATCATGTAAAGATCTTGAAATTTTAGCAAAGGATTTCAATTTGCAGTTTCCAGATCTTGTTTTTTATGACGAACATCCCGATACCATAGAAGAAGTGGCAGGTATAAAACTCAATAGTGGTATATGTGCTTTGATTGTGCAGAATAGAAAAGATTTGGAAGAAAAGAGAGAAGAACTCAAGAAAACAGGATATTATGATAATTGGAATGAAGAAATGAAGGATAGGATTTTTGCAAAATAAGTACAAGTATCATGCACCATGGGATACACTCAAGACTGTGGTGCTTGGGACGTTTTATGATGTAGATTTTTTCTCAACAATAAAGAATGATGCAATAAGAAGTGGACTTAGTAGAATAGCAGAAGAAACAAACGAAGATTTAGATAATTTTCAAAGTGTTCTCAAAGATTTTGGATGCGATGTCATAAGACCTAAGTTGAATCCTGATGATAGGATAGAAAGATACATTGATGACGGTAAGGTAAATTATATCAACCCCTTTGAGAGAATTAGGACGGTACCAAGACCTCCTTTACAGGTAAGAGATTGTTCTTTAGTTGTAGACGACAAATTATACATCACACATGGTGATCACTCGGCAATTTTTGAGTGTCTTGATGAATATAATAAAGAAGATCAGGTTATACTTGATTTTGATTTAGAAAGTTTGAGTGAAGAAGAGAAAGAAAAATTACATGAGACATATTATAAAGTAAGAAAGACAAATTCATGGCCTGATGATGTAGACAACGCAGATTTATCTCAATTAGATGACATAACACAAATGGAAATAGAATATTTCAAAAAGTATTCTAGAGAATCTATGGTTCACTTGTTGAAAGCACCATGTATGACATTGATTGGTAAGGATATGGTTGTCGAGAGTGCCCTATTTGATTTGAATCGCCTACCATTTGATCTTAGATATAATGTTGTCAATGAAGGTGGGCATAGTGACGGATGTTTTGCTCCTGTTGTACCAGGTGCTATCATGACCGTGAAATCTCCTATTTTATACTCAAAAACTTTTCCTAATTGGGATGTATTACATTTGCCACATCATGCAAAAGAAGGTAAATTCACAAACAATATTCACAGGTGGAAGGATAAGATAGGTGGGAGATGGTATGTTGACGGTGACATCAATGAGGAGTTTGTAGATTTTACAAACACGTATCTATCTGAACTTACAGGGTTTACTATAGAAACAATCTTTGATGTCAATGCTTTGATGTTGGATAGACATCATATATGTGTCTCAAACCTTATACCAGAGGCAGAGAAATTTTTCAAGAAACATAATGTGGAACCAATCGTTGTTCCCTTCAGACATAGACATTTTCATGATGGAGGATTACATTGTGTGACACTTGATTTGTATCGTGAGGGTAACAAGGTTGACTATTTTCCTGAGAAAGATGATACAATGATGATAGATGGTAGTTCGAGGTTTGCTAAGTTGATTGGTAAAGACAAATCTAGTCAGAGAGGATTCACATGGAACTGAAAGACTGGTTGAACAGCATCAACTACAGTAAGAAGAACCTTATTGATGAAGATCCTGATGTAGAAAAGAAATATCCAGCGTATATTATCAACAGATGCATGTCTGGTCATCTTGATGCCATCATGTATGCAAATGAAATGAATTTATATCATAATTTGAGTTCCAAGTTACAATATGACTTTTTACTAAATATTTTACGATCCAAGAAGAGGTTCTCTCCTTGGGTGAAGAAAGAAGAATTGAAAAATCTTGATTATGTGAAGCGTTACTATGGATATAGTGACGAAAAAGCGAAACAAGTTCTTCCACTCCTTTCTAAAGAACAACTCACATTTATACAAGAGAAACTTGAACGAGGGGGATTGAAATGACGGTGGTTATGGAAGCAGAATACAATTGGACACCCGATAAAATGGTTGAGGTGCTCCTATCAGAACCAGATGATTTTCTCAAGGTAAGAGAAACTCTCACGAGAATTGGAGTAGCATCCAGAAAAGAAAAAAAGCTATATCAATCATGTCACATACTGCATAAGCAGGGTAAGTATTACATTGTACACTTCAAAGAATTGTTTGCTCTTGATGGTAAGAAGGCAAACCTTAGTGTAAATGATATACAAAGAAGGAATAGGATAGTTGCATTACTTTCTGACTGGGGATTGGTTGGTGTTCTGAAATCTGACACTATAGAAGATATCGCCCCACTCAATCAAATCAAAGTTATATCATATAAAGATAAGGGTGACTGGATGCTAGAGACGAAGTATAATATTGGTAAGAAAAAAACGCCAGCAGATGACAATTAACACATTCTTACTCATTCTTCTTGTTATAGCAGCATACAGTAATCTGTACCTTACTTATCGTAAGAACCGAATCAGACCTCCAAGGTAGTTTAGTATAATTAGTAGTGTCGCCTAACGGGACATTACAACTAGACGCTCAAGGAGGTCAGCATGTTTAACGATGCTAACGCTATTACTTTTACCGTGCCTGAAACTCAGGACTACTTGGCAAAAGTAAGAAAAAATATGATCGGGTTTGATGACTGGTTCACAACCTTTGATCAACATTTCGCAAACACAAACTATCCACCTTATAATACGATAAAGTTATCGAATCATGAGTATAGGGTCGAGGTAGCACTTGCAGGATTCAAGAAAGAGGATCTAAAAGTTTACACACAAGAAGGTAAACTTATAATAGAAGGATCTAAGACTAAGGATAAAGTCGATTATGTGCATAAAGGACTTGCACAACGTAACTTCACTAGACAATGGGCACTGCCTGATGACTTAGTAGTCAAGAATGTGAATTTTGAGGACGGGTTATTGCTCGTTGACATCGAGAGAATCATTCCAGATCATCAGCAGCGTAAGGAGTGGCTCTAAATATATGTGATAGAAAGATCACATGTATTCAAAAGTCCTTAGACATATAAAAGCAAAAGATCTAAGGGAAACTATATCTCTTAGGTTCACTGA